CTTCGCGTTTGCCTTTAATGGGACTAGTGACTACTTTAATCCTGGCGGTTCAACACATTTTGTGTCCGCTGGACTTCAGTATTCCAGTCTCTCCGGGGCTTTTGGCGGCACTACTTTCTCCACGCAGCAGTATGGAGGAACAATTGCCGGCATAGCTACGGTCGGATCTAATAGTCAATATTCTCTGGCTACGGTCGGAGGTAACTGTCAGGTCCGAATTGTTGGTTGTGGAATTCGAGTGAGAAATGTCACCCCTTTCATGTTCAGGGGGGGAAACCTCTATGGACTTGAATCACTGAATCATGAGGACATAGCCGGAGCTGGTAACTCTGGTCTAGGTGCTTATTCAGTTGCGGGTGTGAACACTTTTGATACGACAGGTGTCTGTTCGGCATCTTCGGAGCAATGGCATTCTGTGGTGTGGCATCCACAGGATGAGGACGAATTTGATTTCGTCAGTGTTCATGCCCCGGGTTACGTTCTCTCATTTAACCAAGATGATGCTATAGCTTATAACTCTACTTTGGGTTTTATAGCTGTAGCCCCGCCAGGGCAACCTCAAACTTACGAGTATGAGGTTTGGGGGATTTATGAAGCTAAGGGTTCGATCACTCGTGGTCTTACCCCTAGCATGTCAGACCCTTTGGGTATGGCTGTTGTTCAAAATCTCACAGCAAGTGTTGAAGCTCGGAAACCACATTCCGGGAGTCGCCTTGCGCTTTTGGCAGGATATCTTGGTCAAGCTGCTGGATATGCCAACACTGCGTATAGGGCTTATAGCGCTGTACGAAATGTTCACATGTCCAAAGGTATTAATATCGAGGAGGTGGATTGATGTGTGTTTGTTGATAGTTTGATGCACACCCTTGCGACCAATGGGTGGATAGGAGTGAAGATTAGCATTTGGGGAAACTCATTTGTGAAAGACTGTTGGCCCTTTGCGGGGTCGACAGTTGTTCTGGATCCGAACACTCCGGTTCATTGGAGCCGGACATTCCATAACTGCCATCAGACACACACCACGAAGCCTCTGTGTGCTCTAGGTCCTGGTACTCCTTTTTCACGCCAACGCTTAGTTGGGGTTTATGGGGTTGCGGGATATTGAGCGCACTGTAC